AGAGCAGGAACTTAAAAAATCAGACTTGGAAAGACGCATTTCTGAAATTTACGAAAAAATTTCAGATACTAACGGTGCATTAAAGAAATTGCGAGACGAGGACATGAGATTGCAAATGGATATGTCAGGTATTTTGCAGAGCATGAACGATTCCTTGTCTGAAAAAAAAAGAAAAATCGAATCGTCCAATGCGGAAGTTACTCGTGAACTGGAGAACACAAGAAATAAGATTCAGATTGCGGAAAATGCAATCAAATTAAATGAAAGAAGCATTTCTGATACTGACGTTGAACGAAAGAAGTTAGGCGAACAGTACAACGCTGAAAAAGCAAAGGTATTTGATGAAACACCGTTTTTGTTTGATGAATCGAAATGGGTGTTTGATGAAAGCAGTACAGTATGTTCTTTGTGCGGACAGCCATTGCCGGAGGACAAGATTGAACAGTTAAAGGCTGACTTTGAATCAAGAAAAGTGAAAGCTAAAGAAAGTGCTGCTAAGAGATTGTCGGATGCCAAAGAAGCGTTTATGTCAGAGAAAAAAGATAACTTGGAACGCATTAAAGCGTTTGGTTTTGATAAGAAGCATACCATTGACGGCTTAACAGAAAAGAATAAGGAATTAAATGTAGAGATTGAATCCTTGAAAAAACGTGAGCAGGAATTAGTTGCAAAGGGCGAAGAGCTTTCCAAACAGTTAGATGAAATTCCTAAAGAAGCTGACTATACGCAGAATGAGGAATACATGAAACTGCATGAACAAAGGGAAAAGGTTTTTGCTGAAATTGAAAAAGAAAAATCTTCCTGGTACAACGAGCGTATCGCAGAGTTGCAGGACGAGAAGAAAGAAATGGAATCTGAACTTGATTCTGTAAAAGAAATTCTTGCCAAAGCATCTATGAATGTTGATATTGACGAGCGTATCGCAGAGTTGCAGGACGAGAAGAAAGAAATTGGACAGAAAGTTGCCGACCAAGAGCAGATTCTTTATCTTTTGGAAGAATTTGTTCGGTTCAAACTTAACAAGATTTCTGAATCCATCAATAGCCATTTTGACACTGTAAATTTCAAACTTTTTGAAATGCAGTTAAACGGTGGTATGAGAGATTGCTGTGAATGTACGGTGAATGGTGTTCCGTATTCAACTTTGAATAGCGGTCATAGAATTGTAGCCGGACTTGATATTATCCGTTCTTTGAGCAAGATGTATGGCGTTGAATGTCCTATTTTTATTGACAATGCTGAATCGCTGAATGAATTTAATGTGCCGGATATGGATGCACAGTTAATTCTTTTGAGTGTTTCAGATGACAAAAAATTAGAAGTGGAGGTTTTGGAATGAATTATATCAAAGCAAAATTTCCAAACAGTAGCAGAAGTTATACATACCGCACCGAGGATTCGTTAAAAGCCGGTGATACGGTTGTAAATGCAAAAGGAACGAAACTGACGGTCACTGATGAAATAGTGGATATGAAGTGGGTTGAATCCTATGGTGCTGAAAAAGTAGCAGTTGTAAAGAAGTATGAAGAGCCGGCAGATGCCGTAGAAAGCGAGGATAAATAATTATGGCAGAGAAAAAAACAGAAGTAGCAAATACTAAAGAAAAAGAACAGGCAGGACTTGTTGTGAACAATGCATTTGTTGATGGATTGGTATTGCAGTTAAAGCAGAAAGAGGAGTATGGCCTTACTTTCCCACCTGATTATAACTATCAGAATGAACTTATGGGAGCATATCTCATTTTGAAAGAAACAAAAGACAATTCAAAGAATCCAGTATTGCAATCTTGCTCACAGACATCTATTGCAAATACTTTGATGGACATGGTTACCCTTGGAGTTTCCATGCAGAAAAAACAGTGCTATCCGGTAGCATACGGCGGTAAATTGCAGTGTCAGATTTCGGTGTACGGAAATACTTGCATCGCACGTAGATACGGATTAAAAAGCATTGACGCCATGTGCATCTATGATGGTGACGAATTTAAGTACCATATTGAAAATGCAAGAATCGTAATTGATTCACATTCGCAGGATTTTCTTAACATCGACAAAGATAAGATTGTTGGTGCTTATGCAATTGTTACTATGGATGATGGTAGCCAGTATGTAGAACTTATGAGTATGGCAATGATTAAGCAATCTTGGAAACAGGGATTTGGTTATAAAGAGACTGGTTCCGGAACTCATCAGAAGTTTACAGACCAGATGGCTATGAAAACGGTCAAAAACCGCGCCTTAAAGTACATCATTCGTACATACGGTACACAATCCGTAAACGATGCATATGACAACGCAGAATCAACAGAAACAGACGATAGAACCGCTATTGATGTTGAAAATGATATTGAGGAAAATGCTAATTCAAAGCCATTTATTGTCGATGTTGACGCAAAAACAGTCATTGAAGATTGTGCCTCCACAGAGCAGAATGCAGATGTTGTTGATGCGGAAGATTCAAAAGATGATAGCGATGGAATTGACTTTTTGAATTAAAAGAAAGAGAGGAATAAATATGATTATTGTTGATGATGAAAGGGTGAAAATCAAAGGAAATTAAGTTGAAGTAGCAGAGGATTTTGCTTCAATCGTACTTGTGTTGCGAGATGGTTTTGGTAAAGAAAGACTTGCAAAATTATTTACATTGGCACTTATTTCCGAATCTGGTTCAGATGAAGGGAGAGAATCATGAGAATTATAAGCCAAAACGGAACAATTGATGTTCCATACGATATGTGTTGTGTTTGGAGACAGGAAGAGGTTATTTACTGCCGTGTTGTTGGAAATGATGACAATATTTTGATGGCTGCTTATTCTTCTAGCGAAACAGCTGAAATGGTATTGGAACGATTTAAAGATAATGCTTTAGCTCTTTTGCTGGATGTGCAAGTTGGAAAAATCACAAAAGAAAATGCTAATGATTTTTATTATCAGTTTCCAAAAGAGGATTTGCTGGTTGAAAGGATTATTCCAAAAGGTGGGAAACTTCCTTTGTCAGATATTTATCGTAATAGAAAGGATTTTTCTAATGAAAATTGTAAGAGCTTGTAAATTGTGCGGGAAACCGCAGAAAAAGGATGAAAAACGTTCTAACGAAAATTGGAATGTATATGGTAATGAAAAATGTAAATGCGGCGGTTCTTTTACATACATGGATTCAAAAGATGCCGAGAGGTTGAGAAAAGGTGATGCATAATTGAAACTTAAAGTATTAGGCTCCGGTTCTTCCGGTAACTGCTACATCCTAGAGAATGAAAACGAAGCCTTGATAATAGAGGCTGGTTTGCAGTTCATGGAAGTTAAAAAAACATTAAATTTTAATGTAATGAAGATAGCTGGTGTGATTGTAAGTCACGAGCATGGAGACCATGCACGCTATATAAAAGACTTTATGCAATCTGGCATCAATGTTTACACGGCAGTTGAAACTCAAAAGGTAATTGGAGATTCTACTGGAGAACGTACAGTAGCCATACAACCGCTTAGAGAGTACCAAATTGGCAGTTTTACAGTCACACCGTTTAATGTACCGCATGAAACGGAAATTGAGTGTTACGGCTATTTAATCAAGCATGAGGAAATGGGGAAGTTACTGTTTTTAACAGACTTGGAATATTGCAAGTATAACTTCTCTGGATTGCAAGTAGAACACGTCATGTGTGAATGTAACTACTCGATGGAATTTGTTGACCGTAACGAACCAAACTATGAACACCGCCTACGAGGGCATATGAGCCTTGATACGGCACTTAAATTCATATCTACCAACGATAATCCGGCATTGCGAAATGTCGTGCTAATACACTTATCAGATAAAAGCGGAAATCCAACACTTTTCAAACAAAAGGTGGTAGAAACGCTTAAATATGACACAGAAGTTTATGTTGCAGAGAAAGGTTTAGAGGTTGATTTTAACCTTTGCCCTTTCTAGAAAGGTGGAATGACTTATTAACAAAGTAATTTTAATTGGCAGATTAACAAGAGACCCAGAAATCAGATATACGCAGGGAGAAAATTCAATGGCAGTAGCAAGATTTACTCTTGCAGTAGACCGCAGATTTAAAAGAGACAATCAACCTACGGCTGATTTTATAAGCTGCATTTGCTTTAGAAAAACGGCTGAATTTGTTGAAAAATACTGTAGTAAAGGGAAAAAGTTGGCGGTTGAGGGTAGTTGGCAGACTGGAAGTTACACTAATAAGGATGGAGACAAGGTATATACAAATGATTGCCTTGTTGATAATTGCGAGTTTGCTGAAAGCAAGTCAACCGAAGAACAGAATCAGAAAAAGGATGATAACACTGGAAATGATGATTTTATGAACATTCCGGATGGTATTGAGGATGGATTACCTTTTAACTAGAGCCTATGGCGGTTGCCAAGCGTGACCGCCAAATAATAAGCAGAAAGGAAGTGATTTAGATGGTTATTTTTGAAGATGAGGGGCAGCAGAGCGGAAAGCATTTGAAAAAACATCATTACTGGAGCGATTCCAACATTGAGGTTAAAAGAGTTCCGCTTCCGGTTGGTGATTACATAATTGCTAACGAGAAATCTATTGATGTTATTTCACGTAAGGAAGATAGAGGAATGAAAGTTAAAAAGATGGATTTCCTTGGAACTTATGATGTATCTGTAGATACTAAGAAAGATATGCAGGAGATTGTAGGAAACATCTGCGGACGTCAGCATGGAAGATTTCGTGATGAGTGTATTCTTGCTCAAAACAACGGAATCAAACTTTATGTATTGGTAGAAAACGAAGATGGAATCAAATCCATTGAAGATGTTTTTAAGTGGAACAATCCACGACTTCACCGATATAACAAAATTGCTTATATGCACCGGATTGGTAAATGGAAAACAACAAAGTTGCCAAAAGCAAGACCTACCGCCGGTTCCACGTTGGCAAAGGCAATGATTACTATGGAAAAGAAATACGGCGTTAAGTTTGTTTTTTGTTCGCCAAGAAATGCAGGAGAAAAAGTTGTTGAATTATTAAGCAAAGGAGTTGAAACGAATGGCTGACAAGCGGATGTTTTCAAGAAAATTGATTAGTTCGGATGTGTTTTTGGACATGCCATTAACTGCACAAGGATTGTTTTTCCATCTGTGCATGAGAGCTGATGATGATGGATTCGTAGATGCTCCAAACCGAATTGTAAGAGAATGTCAGGCAACACCAAAAGACCTTGAAATCCTTGAAAGGAAGAGATATATACTTACGTTTGAAAACTCTAACGTGGTACTTATCAAACATTGGTTTCTGCACAACTCAATTGCAAAGGACAGGTACACTCCAACACTGTATACAGATGAGAGGTCGAGAGTTACCTTAAAATGTGGCAAGATGTACCCGAATTGTAGCAAGAGTGACAACAAAAATTACACAGAAGTGAAACACAATGACAACTATTCGGAAACAGATTGTAACCAAGTTAATAACAAAGTGGAACATAGAGAAGATAAGGTAAGAGAAGAAAAGAAAAGTGATATTGTCGAGCAAAGCACGACGGACACCTCTTTGGTGAAAGAAATCATTGATTACTTGAATGAAAAGACTGGTGCAAGTTACAGATACAGCACCAAAAAGACACAAAGTCTTATCAATTCAAGGCTTAAAGAAAAATTCACTTTGGAAGATTTCAAACTTGTAATAGACAGTAAATGCAACGATTGGAAATCAGATGAGAAGATGAAAGAGTATTTAAGACCAGAAACTTTGTTTGGAACGAAGTTTGAGAGTTATCTTCAAAATGCTCCGAAGATTGCGCAGCCTAGAGCAGAGCCGGAAGAGATTGTTCCGGAAGTTGAGGAAGAGGAAGTAGGTGAAGACTGGTAATGAGATATAAAGTTTACGAGTTTAATCCAGATGATGCTTACAACTTTGCTCGTCATGTTGGAATTGAGGTTAAGGAACACGGTGGCGAACTGTTTTTTAAGACTTGCCCTTATTGCAAGCCAAGAGCCACAAGGGGAAATGTTCGAACCTTTTCCATAAACCTTAAAACTGGACAGTTTAAGTGTTTAAGAGCCAGTTGTGGAATATCCGGCAACATGGTAACGCTTTCAAAGGACTTTGACTTCTCACTTGGTAACGAGGTTGATGAGTATTACCGTCCAAAGAAAAAATACAAGCGGTTGAAGCAACCCAAAGAAGCAATCAAACCAAAGCCGGAAGCAGTTCAGTATTTGGAAAGCCGTGGTATATCCGAAGAAGTTGCCAAAAAGTACGAAATTACCGTACAGACTAGCCATCCAAACATTCTTGTTTTTCCGTTTTATGACGAAAAAGGTGTACTGCAATTTGTCAAGTACAGAAAAACGGATTTTGACAAGGCAAAGGATGCCAACAAGGAGTGGTGCGAAGCAAGCACAAAACCGATATTGTTTGGAATGAAACAATGCGATGATAGTTTTGATACGCTCGTACTCACAGAGGGTCAGATGGATTCATTATCAGTTGCTACGGCAGGAATACCAAACGCGGTGTCCGTTCCGACTGGTGCCAAAGGTTTTACATGGATTCCCTATTGTTGGGATTGGCTTTGCAAATGGAAAAAAATCATAGTTTTTGGAGATTTTGAGAAAGGCTCAATATCTTTGTTGGATGAACTTGCAAAACGTCTAAAAGACCGTGTAGAACACGTCAGAGAGGATAATTATAAAGACTGCAAGGACGCAAACGAGATACTTCTCAAATACGGAGCAG